GGATAGCGTCTGTGCTATCCTCACATGGCTCTCACTCGGAGCTAATAGCTCCAAACTGAGATCCATTTCCCTCATATAACTGGAGTAATTCCCATGCCTGGTAGAGTTAGAAATTCAAGCGCCGTAGAATTTAAAAACTACGGAGGCCGTTTCGGCTCTACCATTGGTGGAGGTAACGTTTGGTCGTCTTTTCATACCTGTTCCGATGTTATTGGTTCAGGTGATAATGCGCCCTTAAACGTCTTCCATGAAACAGTATCTGGAGGGAGGCTCAACAAACCAAACGTTGGCTTCTTCTCTAGTTGGTTTTCTAACTATCGTGTTGATATGTTAGATACCGCTAACTGTTTCGACCATTTGGGAATCGTTGGAGACATATTTGACGCCGATGCTGCCACTCAGGCAGCTGCACGGACTAATCCATCACGTCCTTACGTGGACGTGGTGACTAATGCGTTACAGTTGGGTGAGTTATTTCACCTTATTCAGGATGCAGGAACTTCCTTCTTCCGGAATATTGGTAATAATAACTTGATGTACCAATTCGGGATTGCTCCCGTAGTTGGTGATCTTGTGAAGCTAATGCGTTTCACCGACCAGGTTAATCGCCGGGTTGGTGAGATTCAAAGGCTTCGTTCCCAACATGGCCTCCGACGGACAGTCTCAATAGGTAATTACGCGAATACTGCGGTTGTAAATAAGTTTATACAGACGCAGAATTTCACTTTACGTGAAAACTTCGACGTAAATACTAGCTTGGCGATTAAAGCACACTGCAGGTGGATGCCTGCTGGTGATTGCCTAAGCCTTGCTAGACCTGCTGAGATGCGTGCTTTAGCCCAGCGCGCGGTTTTAGGCGCCACATTCGATGCTTCATCGATGTGGGAACTTATTCCGTGGTCGTGGCTAATAGACTGGGGTAGTGACATTGGGCAGTATTTCGCTGCTCATCGTAACATTATCCCAGCGACGCTGTCTGACGTTTCTGTCATGCGGCACACGCGGACGGAAGCTTCGTGGCCTGGTAAAGCTCAAGACGATTGGTCTTGTAGCGGTATCAGGTATGTTCGTGAGAACAAAACACGAGCTACGTCTTTTGTGGCTCCAGTTGCCCACTTCCCATTTCTCAATGGGACGCAGATGGGCGTAGCGGCTTCGTTAGCGGTGACGAGGCTTTAAAACGCCTCTATCCGTTAACGTTAACTTAACCGCTACAAAGGAGTAAAACATGTTCGCAGATCCTCAAACGCTCACCGTCAATTCGGTGGCCAAAGCTCTTGTTCGAATCAATCAAGATCAGTACTCTTCGGAGTACCTTCTTCGATCGACCACGAATGAGTTCAGGCTGAAGATCCGGAATTCCAGCTACTTGGATAAGGCTCGCAAAGTGATGATTGATCGTCACAATGTTGAGTTCACCGAGACTGTTTTCCCGGTGGCGCCTGCTACTTTGTCGACCGTAAGGAAGACATACATCGTTATGGAAAATCAGCAGGGTGATACCCTTGCTGATCCAACGTACGATGCAGCAGCATTGTTTGCTTGGTTGACAGCGTCAACCAATGCCAACATCACCAAGTTGATGAACTTCGAGAGTTGAGATCCTCGAAGGACGTTTCTGCTTTCTGTGACTTGGAATACTTTCCACTGAAAGGTGAAATGTATGAAAAGCCAAGAAAGTGTTCTACTCCATGTCGTGCAAGGCATCTGTAAAGATGTCCAAGCAGCGTACCCTGCTATGAGGGGTTTGGATCTCGATTTTGAGAGACTCACCCTTCTGTGTCAAACACGTGGTCAAGCTTTGTTTATGCTTGACCTTCCGCATTTAGACTCCCTTTTATTAGAGGGTCTTGAATGTGGACGTCTTACGTCCGAGGGACCACTATCTTCTGTGGTTTCCAAGGAGGTTAGAGTGCCGAAATTATTTTCGGGACTCTGGCTACGAGTGTTTGATAAGCAAGCATGTTTGCGTCTGGATGCCGACCCGACTAGCATATTCTTTCTTAGGCAACTTTGTTGCTTGGGTAAGAAGCTAGAAGTGGAGTGCTCTTATGACCGCATTCAAGCGGTTTTGGAGAACTACCATGTGGTCGAACGGAACATCAGAAACCCCACGCTTTGTTGGGGTTATGATGAACTGGACCCCGATGATCGCCTCGGGAGCTGTCACTTTGTACAAGCTCTTGACGGCCCTGTCTTTGACCCCCGGCAGTGTTGCTTCGACTTCGAAAGAAGTGGAGAAGCCTCAGCCAGGGACTCAAAAGCCAGTGATCGTGGTCTCCTCATGCGACTCCAGCAAGTTGCTGATGTCGTATGCGGTACCTTTGACTTCTTTGATCCTCATCAACGTTCTGTTGATTTGGACGCTGAAGGCAAGGGTATCGGATTCAAACATGGACCTGGGGCTGTTTCCGAACGGATGAAGAATTGGGAGAAATCCCAATTCCGCTTCTGGCCGGATAAGCTTGAGACACTCTTTCCGTTCGCTTTCTGTGGTAAAACCATAGGAGACGATCGGGTTCGGCCGATTAACCATGAATTGGCTAGTCGGCTGATTTGCGTTCCTAAGACCTATAAAGGTCCTAGGCTCATTGCTGCTGAGCCAGCATCACATCAGTGGTGCCAGCAAAGCATCTTGAGTTTCATGAATGATCAATTTAAGAGCCATTTTCATGGTTTCTTTATTGATCTTCGTGATCAACGCAAGTCAAACGAACTTGTGTTAAAAGCTTCACGAGATAGGTCTCTTGCGACTGTTGATTTGTCAGACGCGAGTGACCGTCTTTCGTGTTGGACCGTGGAACGGGCGTTGAGGGGGAATCCTTCCCTCCTACACCATCTGCACGCCGCACGAACGAGGCTCCTTAGGGATGATATCTCTAAGGAACCAAGCTTCTTGAGACTCAAGAAGTTTGCCTCGCAGGGAACTGCCACGACGTTTCCTGTTCAATCGTTGGTCTTTCTTATCATTGCCTTAACCGCTACGGTTGAGGGTGATATTGATTGGCCTGCGATCTGGAAACTTCGTAACCGGGTCCGTGTGTTTGGCGATGATATTATATTGCCTACACACGGGTACGAGCGATTAGTCCGCATTATGGACATCCTTGGTTTGAAAGTGAACATGGCCAAAAGCTATGTTCGCGGTCATTTCAGGGAGTCCTGCGGGGTCGATGGGTACAGGGGTTACGATGTAACACCTGTTAAGCCTAAGACTTTAATCGCCGACAGCCCGGCTTCGTGTCAGGCTGTTGTAGACACATCCAACAATCTCTTTAATAAAGGATTATGGAATGCATCAGACAGCCTCACAAACACCATACCTCCACGTATTCGACGTGGACTCCGGGTTGTGGCTCGACACGAGACTGGGTTCAGTGGTCTCGCCTCATGTTCTGGCAGCGATGAATCTCATCTTATCAAAAGATGGAATTCTCGCCTTCATAGGCACGAGGTCAGAGTTTGGTCATTACGTGGACCAACTCGAATTGAGACGACTGGGGGATTCCACAGCTTGCTGGATTTCTTTGCCAGCAAGCACAATTATGAGCATGCTCGGATTGTCTCTGAGCATTGTGGAATCCGAAAAACCAGAGATGGTTTTTCATGGGAGCCCCTTAACAGTGGCGCTCGCGCTACTACTATGGTACGAGGACAATCCAGATGATCCGTATCTTGAGAGAATTCTCAAAACAGACAATCTGGACCCAAGTTATGTCTATCATCCAAGTGATTGGGTGCTTAGCCAGCTTGGTGTCCCTGATACTCAAGTAGTATTCGCTAATGAGCTTCATATAGCGAAAGCTTACGAATAGCTCTTGCTCTTGCGAGCAGGTAACTGCTCGTGATTGCTTTAACTATTTGTGTTAAGGGTGTATGGGATTAATCTCTTGTTGTCC